GCGAATTATAAGAGCCAATTAGTGATCAATCTAAAATTACTTATAAAGAAGCTTAACTGTTATGTACGCAGCCGTACTTTGCTACACCTCAACTAAGTCAAAGCCGACAACACCAAGTCCCTGTAATGAAGCCAAAGTAAGCGCTTCATTATATCCAGTTGAAGTGGATGGTTCAGTAGCACTGTTATTTAAGAGACTATAACTGTTTGGATCCTGTACAGATATAATAATATAATCTGTAGTAGGGTACAATTCAGTTATAGTACCAGCAGCACTATTGAAAAGGACAGGAATCGATTCGGCAGTTGACGCCACGATCTTATAGTTACCGATTGGCAGCGGATCCGTTCCTTCTTGTGGCACATTCTCAATTAAGAAATTGCCATTACTATAGAAAAGATCAGTTGCAGCCAATCCAGAGAAGTCTAGTTGGAAACCTAAACCATCTCTGGGTCTGAGACGGGGAGGTCCAACGAGCCATCCGAATGAAAAATCATCGGACGCGGCCCGGAAAACCTCCACGTTATCAGATCCAGAACCGGAATAGGTCTGTACCTTATAGATGGTTGCGGAATCTTCTAAAAAGCTAGGTTGAGCCACATCAGTACCAACAATGGCACGAACGGGAACCTGGCTATAGAAAGGTACCGTAACCTCAGCAACGGGATTTACTGTATTAAAAGTTCTATGAATAAAAGTATTAGTAGATTTAAATAGTCTATCATACAATGATGTTGTTATAGAACTAGCTTCTCTAGCAGTTGGTAAACCATGAGCTAACAAAAACTCTTGGTACCCACCTGCAGTAACCGGACCGCTATACATAGCCTTCCAACGCATTCCACCTCTAAAGAATCTATAGAGATATGAAATGTATTCAACTGGGGTGATTTTAAAGTTAGTAATATCATCGGGACTAGCTCCACCTGGGTTAAAGGCGGATCCAAAATAATAATTTGGGAAGGACCAAGCAGGTCCTGTAGCTAGACTAGTAATATTCTGTGTAGGTGCAAACCTACGTGTCAAATATCTTAAGTTGGACACATACTCACCTATAGAATACTTGCAGGGATCAATTTTATTATTGTGACTAGTTTCAAAAAGACGTGGTTTATCAACCATATCATTGAAACCTTGATCCTGTGCAGTCCCAAGAACTTGGGCTTTAAAGGTAGGAGCGTTTGGGAGGGAAGGTACGTACCGTTGAAATGTTGGCACAGCAAACTGCAGATCCGATTCTCCAGCGATCCAAATATTAAAATGGATACGGTCGAGAACAGAATCAGGAGCACGTAACTGATTAAACACCTCTATACGGATAGTACCTATGCTAGTTTGTGATTCTACTTGGTTAGTAAGGTTGCAAGGTTGCCATTCTAAAATATTATTATAGGGGATAGAAAATTCTATTTCTGATTGATTACG